CACGGAGTCGGATCGTTGCTTATCCTGATGAGTCGAATCGGAACGAGGGGATTGAGGCTAAATATCTGAAAACACTGGCGCGAGAGACGGGACTCGAACCCGCGGCCTCCGCCGTGACAGGGCGGCGTCTTTTTAGATTTTACAACGCAGTTTCCGACTCTTTTTGCGCCAAAACTGGCGTGGAAGCCCGATTTTCAGACTCCGTCTTAACAGGAGTCAGAAAGTTTTTCGGCGCGACGAAGTTAGCCTGACGGGGAGAGCCATGACGGGTATCCCCAAGGAAGCGCTCGCGCGCCGGCTGGCGATTGTTGGCACCACCGGCTCCGGCAAGACCTACACCGCCAAGGGTGGCGTCGAGCGCAAGCTGAAGGCCGGCGAGCGCGTCGTCATTATCGACCCCCTCGACGTCTGGTGGGGTCTGCGGCTGGATGTCGCGGGCAAGGCCCCCTCTCCGTTCGAGCTGGTGATCTTCGGCGGCAAGCATGCCGATATGCAGATCTCCGAGAACGGAGGCAAGCTGCTTGGCGAGGCCGTCGCCACCGCCAAGGAGAGCTGCATCGTTTCCCTGGGGACGCTGCGGACGGAGGCTGCCCGCCGGCGCTTCATGGTGGCGTTTCTGGACGCGCTCTATGAGCATACCGACCCCGACAAATCGGAGCCCTACACCCTCGTCGTCGACGAGGCGGACCTTTTTGCGCCGCAAAAGCCGTTCGGTGGGCACGCCGAAATGCTTCTCCACCTGATGGAGGAAATCGTCCGCCGGGGCCGGGTCCGCGGCTTCCTGCCCTGGCTGATCAGCCAGCGGCCCGCGATCGTCAACAAAAACGTCCTCAGCCAGGTCGACGGCATGGTGGCGATGCAGCTCACGGGCGCCCACGACCGCGGTGCGATCGAGGCCTGGATCGAAGGTCACTCCGATCGGAAGGAAACAAAGGAGCTGCTCGCATCGCTCGCGGGTTTTGAACAGGGACACGGCCTGTTGTGGGTGCCGCGGGACGGCATCCTCAAGACCATGCACTTCCCGGCGAACATCACCTTCGACAGCTCGCGCACGCCGAAACGCGGCGAGAAAAAGCGCGATATCAGGCTGAAGCCGCTGAACCTCGACAAGCTGAAGGACAAACTCGCCACCGTCGAGGCGGAAACCAAGGCCAACGATCCGTCGGCTTTAAAAAAGCAGGTCGCCGAGCTACAGGCGCAGTTGCGCAAGGCGAAGGCACCGCCCTCGCCTGCAGCCGATCCCGGCGCGATCGCGGCGGCCGAGTCGCGTGGCAATGCTGCTGGCTATCGCCGCGGAGCGGAGGAATGGCATGCCAAAGGGTTTTCGGAGGGCTGGATTGCGAACGGAGCCGCATTTCTCAAAGCTGTCGAAGGCATAGGAGACAAGTTCGCTCGCGCCGTGGCCGAAGCCAAAAGGCAGGCGGCACTCGCGGTCAAAAACACACAAGCATCGGAATCGGGCTCGTCAGCGGTTCAACCGCCTGCCCCCGCCCCGATATCGGCGCCGGCGCCCGTATTGCCGCGCGCGAGGAACCCGTCGCCGGCGGCGAGCGGCGACGGACGAGTTACGCCGAAACAGCAAGCCATCCTCGACGCTATCGCCTGGATGGCGTCGCTCGGCTCCCCCGAGGTCGACAAGGGCACGGTGGCCTTCCTGGCCGACGCGTCTCCAACCTCCTCGGCCTATGCCAACAATCTCGGCGCCATGCGCTCGGCCGGGCTGATCGACTATCCCGCGGGCGGAATGGTTGCGCTGACGGCCGAAGGTCAGCAGTTGGCTACCGCGCCCGATGGCGCGCCGACGCACGCGGCGATCATGGAAAAGATCGCGCGCAAGCTTCCTCCTGCGCAGATTCGCATTCTTCGCGCGACGGCCGAGGCATTTCCTGACGACGTCGACAAGAACCAGCTCGCCTCAAGCATCGGCGCCAGCGCGAGTTCGTCGGCTTACGCAAACAATCTCGGTCGCCTGCGAACGATGGGCTTCATCGCCTATCCATCCAAGGGTCGCGTGCGCGCCAGTGAGAGGCTTTTCCCATGAGCTGGACCGACCTCGCACGCGCTCACATCGCGGAGATCCATGAGGCGCTGCCACCAACGGCAACGTTTCAGGAGAGGGACCGGGCCCTGCGCGAGGCCTATCCCTTCGGCAAAAGGAGCGGCTGGGCCTACAAGGCCTGGCTCCGGGCCCGGAAAGAGTATCTCGCCAAGTTCACGCCGCCTGGCAAACCGGTCCGCAGCTTCCCGCTGTCACCGCTCGAACGGCTGATCGCGAGGTCGCGATGACGTGCCTGCCCCAGCTCGAGCTCGCGGATCCGCGCTCGCCTTTCGACGAGGCTATGATCGTCATCGACGGCCGCGAGGAAGAAACCATCACCATCGAATGCGAAGGCGCGGCCGCGCTGGCCACGCGCCTGGTCAACATCGTCAACAATCATGCCGCCGTCGTCGAGGCTCTGACGGCGGCCGTTCACGCGTTGCGTTCCTACGAGTACGGCAACAGCGCGCCGGATCTGGCCCGCTCGATCGCCGATCACTGCGAACAGCTCAAGAAGGGAATCGCCGCATGACTGACTTGCTGAATTTCGGTGCCCGGCACCAGGCGCTCTATGACGAGATCGCCAGATCGCATCCGTCGCTCATGAGCGGCAAGGTGTGGTGCAGCCGTTGCGGCCAGGCGCGCCAGGTGGATGCCGCGAAATGCCTGCGCGACGGTTGGCCGAAGTGCTGCGCGACGACGATGTCGATCGACAAGCCGAGCGAGGTGTCTGCATGAAGTTGATCATCGAGGCCACCGGCACGATCGAGCGCGTCCAGGGCGTGCCGGCGCGGGTGTGGAAAGGCAAAACCGAGAGCGGTATCGAGGTCACCTGTTGGATCCCGATCGTCCAGGTCAGCCGCGACGCCGACAACAACCAATTCGAGAAGGAGCTGAAGGAAATCGAGGTCCGCCGCGAGCTCGTCAGCTTCGACATGCGGATGCTGTAGGCGGAATGAGGCTTATTGTTGCAACTTGAACGGAATATTCAGGCGCTGGCAGATCACCTGCCAAGCCTCGATCCTGTCATCTGCCTGTATCTCGAAATTGTGCGGCCTGCCATCAATCTCGGCATCGACATTATAGATCGGTTTCTCGCCGAGCCGGGGCGTATAGGCATAGGCAATCCGGGTGTATCGCGCGTCCATCGTAGGCATCCTTCAAAATCGAGTTAGCAAGATTAGCTGATTCGAGATGCTCCAGGATCCGCCGGGCTTAAGATCCCCAAGGGTCGACGATGCGGACTTGCCACGACGGCGCGTGGCCGTCGCTGGTTCCAGCCGCAACATCTAGGGCGATTCGACTCTCGCCCAGGATCGCGGTTTGATGGGATTAATGTCCCAGCGTCCTGTCCATATCCCGCTCTCCGGCCGCGATCGCCGTGCCTTCCTGCGCGACCTGAAGACCGCGCGCGGCGCCGCTGAAATGTCTGACAAGGAAGGCGACGCGCTGCTCGGCCGCGCCATGGAGCATCGCCGGCAGTCGCGCGAACTCGCCGTGCAGGGTTTCCGGAAAAAATGCGAGGCGATGAATGCCCGTCTTTTCTATGGCGGCTCGATCCAGCCGTCGCCGACGATCGCGCAGGCGCTGTTCTGCGGCTACGACGTCCTGGAAACCCGATGCAACAGGTGCGGCGCCCGCGCCGCGGTGCCGCTGGACACCGTCCGGACGCCGGCCAAGACGGAAATCTGGAAGCTCGAGGAATCGGCGGCATTGCGCTGCGAACCATGCAGCGAAAACAAGGGCTGGAAGCAGCGCCTGCAGATCATCTGCCTGCGGCCGAACCAGCCTCTCGACGATCCCGGTAATCCGGCTCCGAAGGCGGAACGGATGAGGTGAGATGGCAAATTGGTCTCGCCGCTTCGAGGATCCAATTCCGATGCCGGACGGCAGCACCATTCACACGATCAGAGAGGCCGCCGAATACGCCACCAAACTGCCGAAACGAATGGGAGATACCGAACCATGGCAACACGCGGCTGGCGATCTTGCGATGGCCAGTGAGCACGAGGCCTTTGTTTTTATCGCGCGGGTCAGCTTCTACCGTGCCGTCTATGGCGACACCCCACCGCCGATCGGTAACCCCAAAGGCAAGAAGGGCCACAGGTGGCGGACGAAACGGAAGCTGGCGAGGGATCGTTAGGTAGATACGCCTCTTTAACCCCCGGCGTGAAAAGGTGGCCGCTCAAATGGACTGCCAAAATGCCAAAAAAGGTCACGCGTCTCGACCTTTGTCGTGAATTGCTCGAGCTTCGCGCCAAGTATGCCGACCCGATCGACCGTATGGATGCGATCAAGACCGAATTGAAGGTTCTGGCCAGAACGGACGGCAAGTTCCGCGAAACGATCGCAGGCTTGGGATACGTCTCGGTCTCGCCGGAAGCTTCCGAGCGTGTGGTCGGGGAACAGCCGGTGATCGACGTCGCGAACTGGCAGGGCCTGAAAGAGGCCCGGCGCGAGAAGCTGCTCGCCGACGGCCTGGTCTCGATGCAGCCGATCGTCAAGGGGGCCTACTACGGCCGCGTCGAGGTCAAGCTTCACGAAGCCACTTGAGAACCGCCGTCCGCATGCTGCGCGGACGCAAACAAAAACGCCGCCGGCGGGATGCCGGCGGCGCGATGCATGATGATGCATAATGGTGAGCGGACGGGGAGCTAGGGACCGAATACCTTCCAGATCGCGATGGTCGACGCGGCAAGCGCGGCAAGGCCCCCTGCGACGCCGCCTACCTTCGTCACGAACCACAAGATCGCCTTGGCCCCGAACAGGAGCTGATGGATCTCGTCGACCTTGGTTTCGATCGCCCCGACCTTGGTTTCAAGAACGGAGATCCGATCCCGGTCGCCATGGATGACGCGAGGTGCGCGAACAGGCATCGGTCAGCCCTCCCCTATCCTGCCGCAGCATCCTCAGCCTTCGCTGCGGCCAGGGCCGCTTCGAAGTCTGCATCGTATTGTACCGATAGGGCATCGAGCGCCGCCCATTGCTCATCGGTGATATCGCCGCTCTGCTGCAAGGCAGTTATGACGTTCTGCGCCAGCGGCAGCAACGCCTTGTACTCCTTCACCAGAATCGGAATGAGCGCGATCAGCAGATTGATGATGTCCGCAATAAACTCGGTTGAAGCGCCGGGCGCGAACCGCGCGAGAAGCGCCAAGAAAGAAGAGAGAATCGCCTGCATGACCGTCTAGCCTCCGCCCGGTTGGACGCCGTAGTCGGCCATCACCTTTTGCAGGGTGCTGGTTGCGGCCTTCAGCGCGTTGTAGAGACCGGCGTCGGCAAGCGAGCCGGGATTGGCTTTCATCCAGGCGCGCAGATCGTTGCGAGCATGGATGCCCGCGCGGAACGGTGCCTCGAGCGCCGCCGCCGCGCCATTGAAGCGGCAGACCGGCGTCGTGCCGTTACACCGCGGCAGCCGCAGATACGCCGTCACCGCCTGCTCGGCGGCGTTGAAGGCGTTGATGGCGATGTAGGTCGACTTGCTGTCGATCCGGGCGTTACCGATGACGCCAATGGCATTTGAGACCGTCGTCTGGATCTTGGCCATCTCGCCGGCGCAGCCGCCGAGCGCGACGGCGCACGCCAGAACGGCCGCGATGAGTAGCTTTTTCATCGCCCCCTCCTACTTCTGGACCGGCGGCTGCGGCTTGATCAGGCCGCCGAAACCGTCGCGAACGATGTTCACGCCGAGCTTGACGGTCTGCAGCACGCCAATCGCGGCCGCCGTATAGGTCGGGTTGATCCACGAGGCCGAGCAGTCGAAAACGCCAGTGGCGGACTGGCTGCATCCGGACGCGAGCAGAGCGGCGGTACCGGCGGCCAGCAGCAGGCTGGCGACGTTCGCCGCATTGTGAAAAGCGTTGCTGTTCACGCGAGTTCTCCAATCATGTTTGAAAATGCGCGAGGCCGTCGCGCGGCGGATCAGTCGTTCACAGCCCGCGAGTGGGACGTGATCAGATTGTTGTCGATGCGCTTGAACTCGACCTCGCGATCGCTGGCCAATTTGGCGAGCTGATAGTCCCGCTTTCCGTCGGCCTCCCGCTTTTCGGCATCGTTCTCGTTTTTGAGCTTGATCCTCGCCAGCTCGAATTCCTGGTTGAGAACGAGACGACTTCGCCGTTTCGCGATCAGCGTCGTCGCGACGACGCAGAGGCAACCGAAGGCAACGCAAAGCACGGCGGCGGAATTGAAATCCACCTGCCCGACGATCTGGGACAGCATGATAAAAACTCTCTCTTGAGGGATGCCTGATGCCCGTCAGGCGGCGGCTTGCGTGGTCGCGGCCGTCAGGTCCGCGAAGAATTGCTTCGAGATGGCGGCGATCTCGGCGGCGCGATCGGTGCCGTTGATGATCCGGCGCGCATTGATCCAGTCCGTTTTGCTGGCGCTGAAGTAGTCACCCAGTTTCTTCCCGGTGAACTCTCCTCCAATCATGCCCTCGAACATGATGAAGGCCGCTACGTCGGGGCGCATCGCATCGTCCGGGTTGGCGATGATGTCGGCACCGAACAGTTTCAGCGCGCGATCACGAAATTTCTCGTAATTGCGCTTCCAGGTAAGCTGGACATAACCGCGCCCGATCCATGGCCAGTATTTCTTGGAGCGCAGATATCGCTGGCTGCCGCCCTCGAGGATCGGCTGCATCGTGTGATCGGTTTCCCACTTCGTGGTGCCGAGCATGTAAGCCAGCCATCGCAAATCGGTCAGGCCGCGCCGCTCCCATTCATCCAGGATGGCTTCGGTCCCGCTTACCTGACCTTTGGTCAGTTTTCCCGAAAACGGCTGCTGGCGAATGCCGGCAAAGAAACGTGCGCGGTCGAGCGCCGCCGGCGCTGCGGTGGGCATTGGATTGATCCTTGTTGATCGCTGCGGGGATGAAATGATAGGAAGGCGGCTTCAAGAGGAGCCGCCAATATGAAGATATTCAGAAAGCCAAGGCCGAAGCCGGTCAAAAAGCCGGAGCCACCAGAGCCGAATTTTACCCCGGAACCGCTTGACCCGACCAACCATCCAGACTGATGGAAATTTTCAAAATCGCCGCCGTGATGCTGTCGTGGCAGATAGTGCTTATCGGAATTATTGTTTTTAGAGCATTGCCATGGCCGCCGTTCTAAACGTCGTTGGGTTGTTGCTTTACGTTGTCGGGAGCCTGTTCACGGCTGGCGGCGCGGCGTGTTGGCGGGCCGCTGATCGGCGGCGAGGCAGGCCGGAGTGGCGTCACCCGTCGCCATCTCAAATACTAGATACAACCATTACTGAATAACGGTTTCCGAAATAACATCTCCAAACAGGTGATTCCCGGAAAGGTCGTTCGTAACGTCGATCATTTAACTTCCTTACTTACGCGCCGAGCGCGTATGATGCCGGAGACAGTAAATGTTGCGCCTGAGACGGTGTAAGCGACTTGGCACTTGAGATAATAAGCGGCCGATCCGGCCAGCGAAACACGAAGATGGCCTAGAGTTCCTGCTGTAACCGGATCGGTCAACGTCATGCCCCGGACGCTAAAACTCTGGCCCGCCGTGTTGACGTTGGTGGCCGTCACCATGTTGATGCTCACCCATACGTCAGTAACGGACGGGTTTGTGCCGCCAGAAGCGTTATATCCTGCGGTAATATCCCAGGTGGGGTGGTAGAAGCCGAACCCGATGGTCAGCCTGGATAAGTCAAAGAACGACACGTCGCTTGCGCTTGACCTTTTGCGGGCCGTCGCAGCGCAGATGGTTTGCGTCGGTCATGCGATTAACTTCAGCAAATGCGGCCATACACTCGCCCCTGTGTGGGGCGTGCTGATCTTCTTTATCCTCTCTGGATTTGTGATCGCCTACACGCTGGATTCAAAATCACGCGGCGAGAATTACAATCTAGTCGAGTTTGGCGTCGAGCGATTCGCTCGTATTTATTCCGTATATGCACCGGCGTTGCTGCTGATCGCAGTAGCCGATTGGGCGGTCGCAGGACTATTCAACTACAAGGCTCTGCTCGGCAATCTGCTGATGCTACAGAATGTGCCAAACTCAGGGTTCACCACATACGGCACAGCGGGTCAACTCACGTCGATTGCCGTCGAATTTCATATTTATTTCTTCGCTGGCGCAGCGTTCTTTCTGCTTCAGGGGAAGCAACGAGCATTGTGCGTCGCGGTCTTGATCCTGTTTACAAAGATGCCGCTCGCCTACACGATGAATATCACGGAGACAGATCGCAGCCTTTTCGTGCTTTGGCTCGCTGGCTTCGCGCTATATTTCGTCCTGCGTAGTGCCGACCTGCGGGGCCTCGCCCCTTGGCTTCTTTTAGCAACCGCTGCTGCGGCTTACCGTGGCAACCAGTTCTTTCAGCCCAACCCTTACGATCTGGCGAACTATCCGATAATCGTAATGGTGTTCACATGCTTCCTGGCGGCTACTCAATCAACCAACGTTCTGGCGAGATTCCGTCACGTTATCAGGTTCTTCGCAGGCTATTCACTATCCCTTTTTCTTATACACCTGACGATCATCACGCACATAACCAAAAGGTGGCCAGAGAGATATGACATCGCCTTGGCCGCGGTCGTGATCTCAAACATTATCGCAGCCCTGCTCGCCACCGTAACCGAGCGCCATTATCGCGCACTCGCATCGCGGATCAAAACCCTAACGCGGCGCGCCCAAATTACTCCCCAAGCTAGGAATGAAAGGGATGCGCTTAGTTGAGGCGGAAGCCGTAAATCGTGCCGTCCATTGCGTCGCCGCTTTGATTGGCCTTTATGACGCCGGTTGTTGCTGACGTGTCCTTGGCCGAAATGCGTATGTTCCCGGCCGGATTGGCTATGATGCCGCAAAGCGTCACCGAAACGCGAGCGTTGGGGTTGCCGCTTTGCGTCGTGACTACCGTGCTCGCCATCACTGGTATCGTCGCCCCGTCCCACAGCCTGACATTGATGTTCGACGATGAGTTCGAGATATCCTGCAACGTTATCGTTCCGCACGCGTACCACTTTCCCGTCGAACCCTGCGCCATGCTGGGGCCATCGAAGAAAGTGGACGTGTTGTTCAGGCTGACGTCAGACCCAAGAACGCCATTCGTACTCGAAAGCCCTACTTCGGCATTTATGTTGCCGGCGGCCGTTATTGGTGAGCTTGTGATCGTCAGACCGTAACTATTGGTCAGACCAACGCTTGTGACGGTTCCCGTACCAGCCCCACCCGATGACCAATTCGGATTTGCTCCAGCGCCTTGCGTGGTCAGGAATTGACCGGGCGTGCCCGGCGTCATAGCCGCCCACGATGATGCGCCACGGTAGATCACACTGCCACGCGTCGTCCCGAACAGCTTATCCAGAACGGAGGTAATCGTGTTGTCCGAGGGCGCTGCGGTTGAACCAGAGATATTCGATTTTATCGTACCATCAGCCGCCGTCGCGAGCTTCGCGTTCGTAACCTTGTTGGATCCAATCGTCGTGGCATTGCCAACGCTGGTCACATCGCCCGTCATATCGGCGTTCGTCAGTACGTTGCCAGCCGTCAAACCAGAGGCTGTTCCGGTCAGGTTTGTGGCGACGCCGGATGCCGGCGTGCCGAGCACCGGCGCAACGAACGATTGCTGCCCGGACCACGTATGCGCGGTCGAGAACACATCCGCGTTGAGCATCGACGATTTGACCTTGGTCGCGCCGATCGTCGCACTGCAGGAGCCGGCCGTGGTCGAGATATCGCCGGAGAACGCCGGTGCCTGGCCGCATGACCAGGACCCTGAAATATCCGAGAACGCCGGCTGTGAGGTGTGCGGAACGCCGGAGGTCGAGATCGAGTCCAGCCACTTGCTTGCGGTCGACGCCAGCGACTGCACGCCGCCGAGCGTCGAGCCTGACGGATTGGGCAGCCGCGCCGCCGGCAGCGTTCCCGTGGTCAGGTCGGCGGCGCTGCCCGATGTCGCCACGGCGACAACCGGCGCGCCGTCGCGATACGGCGTCCAGCTATGCGCCGAGACATCAAGCACGCCGAACGTCACCCACTGCGTTCCATCGAAACGCTTGAAGGCGATATCCGGCGCGGCGCTGGTGTCGGCCCAGCACTGGTAATCCACCACTGACGCCGATGGTCCGTTGGCCGGAGCCGTGGACCCTGAGTTGCAGGATTGCAGCGCCAGCAGCGCGTCATTCGCAAGCCCGGCATACTCCGCCATGGTGTGCGGACCCGAGGTCGGCGTGACGATGCTGTCCTGGGAGGCCAGCGCCGGCGCGGCGGCGAGCAGCAGCGCGAGCGGCAGGGCTCGCCGGATGCGAGGACGTATCATTGCTGTTTTCTCGGGATGGATCAGGGAAGGACGACGACCGCGCATTCGGTGATGCTGGTCGGCTGGACAATGCTGAAGGGGGTGTTGGCTCCGCCCTGTGGACTGCCGTTAAAGCTCGCCGTTCCCGTCGATGTGACATTGCTATAGTGCGCTTTTGGAAAACTAGAACTGCCACCGGACATGTTAGTGGAGTCCGTGCCACCCAACGTGTCCTGGAATTGAGCGGTCGATGTCACGGTCACGTTCGTAATCGTGCCGGATGGCGTGTAGGGCGGGAGGTTTGTTGTGCTCAACGCCCGCGACTGGCCGCCCCCGCTATTGTTGATGACGGACGGGCTGGCGCCGAAGTAAGTCGACGAGAGGTTGCCGGCCGGCGTGCCGCTCATGTCGTCGCGCCCGGCCAGGACACGACCCTGACAATCCTTGACGCCGATTGTGGTGCTGTCGCCGCCGTCGCCGTAACCTGGGATGATGACCGAGATCGACTGCGCTCCGTTGGTCGTCGCGGTCTTGCTCATGACGATGGTCGACGACGTCACGCTGGAAATCACCGTGCCGGCCTGGATGCCGGTGCCCTCGACCGGCATCCCGGCGCCGAGGCCAGCGGTATTGGCGACCGATGTGACGGTGTTGTTTCCGGCTGTCAGCGTCCCGCTCTGGGTCCGCGTCATGGCGGCGAAGTAGTCGGGATATGAGGCCCGCGACAGGGCCTGTCCGTAGCCGAGAACCGTCTTCGCCGGGGCCGCGGCGAAATCGCCATGCAGGATCGTGCCGAGCGGCAGCGCCGGATTGACGACGCTGGAGCCGTCGATCTTGGTGATATTGACGACGCGCCAGTTGCTGGAGCCGAGATAGACCGCATCAGCCACGTCGCCGGGGGCCGTGGTGTAATCACGTTGGCCGGGCAGGATCAGCGACGTCGCGTTGTAGTCCAGCGGCGTGGCGCTGGCGAAGATCAGCGTCTTGCGGGCTCCGACCACGCAGGCCGAACCGAAGCCGGTAATCGTCGTGGTGCCCGTAATGGTCTGCACCGCGGAGGGTGACGCACACAGATCCGTGGTGGCGGCAGCCGTCGCCGCACCCATGCCGCCGCCGACCGGGGGCGCCCACAGGTGGTTGGAGGAATCCATGGCGCCGATGACGATCCATGATGTGCCATCATATTGCTTGAGCAGATTTGGCGAGACCGACGTGTCAAGCCAGGACTGACCCTTCACGGCGGCCGCGGAACAGTCCGTCGCTGGGGCCGACGCGCCGGAGTTGCTCGAGATCAGCGCGGCGATCGCGGCGTTGACGTCCTGGGCGAAGGTAAGGCCCGACACCGTGCCCGTCGTCGGCATGCAGCCGGACCCCTGGGCGGCATATGATGCGGAATTCAAGCCAAGCGCCAGCGCGCCCGCAAACGCGAGCGAGATCAGCTGTTTCAACATGGACTAGTTCCTTGGGTTGGAAGTTCGCTGGCGACCACGAACGCCGTGGCTACGGGTTCACGGTATGAACGTGTCTTGGAGGGATACGCCCGAGAGCGATGATCAACCGGCCAGCTACGGGCCGGCTCTGATCGATGACCTTCAGGTCAACTTGGCCAGATGTGATGTCGCGGATTGAGGCTGCAATCTTTCGCGATGCGTCATTCGCAGGGGAAATCGCCATACCCTTGCCGAGGTCGAACATCGGCAATTCGATGGTGCTGTCGAAGCCTGCGCTCTCGAACGCTTCATCCAAGTCTTCAGCCAACCTACGGCAAAAGTTCCCGCCGCAGAAAATCTGAACTTTGCTGGCGGGAAGGTCGCGCAGCACTTCGTTGATCGCTCTCAGACGCGCCTTCGACAGGCCGGTCCAGGTGCGATCGACGAACGATCGCGGCTCATAAACCTTGCGGCCGGCCGCAAATGACGGGGCGGTGATTGAGCAGATCAAACAAAATGCAAGCAACAGAGGCACCGCCGCCTTCAGCCGCGCAATGATCTCTGTAATCGTGGTCTGCATCGCTTCAGCGCGCGAAAGCCCCTCGGCATTTCGCTCAATGTTGACCGTTCCCGTCAGCAGAACGTCGCCATCAAGATCGACGCGCAGCGCGTGCCCATCACCCTGTCCTGCCAGCGCGTCCATAGTGGATTGATCGATATCTTTGGACATTCAAAGTCTCCGTTGAAGTCACCAGCCCTGAATGCTGATGTTGGTTTTCGGTGCATCGGTTGGCGTGCCGGCAAGGCGCGGCACAATGGTGCATCCGTTCCTGGTGAGGCTCGTCACCTCGAAGTCGAACGGCTGCGCGTCCGTGTTGGTGATCTGGATCAACGGCACGTCATCGACGTTCGGGCCGCCGTTGAACGGCTCGGCGACCGTTCGGCCATTGGACGCGAATACCAGGGTGAGTCCGCCCGCCGGGACCGTGATCCGGTTCAGCGAGGTCCCGACGCCATCGACCAGTGCCCAGGTATCGAGCCGATCGGGCACGTCGACGCTGAAGGTGAAGGCCAGCGCCAGCGCCACGACCTGCGGATCATGGGTCTTGAGCACCAAACGAGCCCTGAAGTGACGGCCAACATAAAGGCCGGGCTCGTATTTGACCCAAGGCCCGAACGACACGTCTGAATTGAAGACGTCCGCCTCGGCGAAGATATCGTTGTCCGGGTTGTGCAACGGATCGAGAGCGAAGACGTCGCCGACCAGGTCGTTCTGCGCGACCGATACCTCCGGATAGACTTCGACCAGATCGCTTACGCCGTTCGCCAGGATGTCCGGCGTATTCAGGATATCCGGGTTGGACAGGAAATCGTCCGTCGCGATCTGGCTGGTGCCCTTCCAGGTGATGGTGACGCGGCAGGCCGCAACACGACCTGCATCGATATAGCGCGAGGGATGAATCTCGTAGGTACCGTCGCCCTGCCCGCCCTTGTTGAGAATGTCCGGCTCGTTGAGAAAATCCTCTGACGACAGAATGTCGCTCGAGCCGCCGGTCCGGATCAGCGAGCCGGATTTCGCGACCGTCCCGGTGAAGACGCCCGACCAGCCGTCGGCCACCTCGTCCCGCGTCGCGATGACATTGGTGACCAGCGATGCGCCGGCGATCTCGACCGATGCCGCATTGCGGCTGTAGATCCTGTCCCCATCGGGTCCCGTATAAGCCTTGACCCAATAAAGCCCGTTGCCGTGGGTTGCGAACGGCGGATGCGCGATGGTGCCGAGCTCGAGGCCGGCCGCCCAGCTGTCGCCCTTGCGTATCGCATAGCGGATGGTGCGAACATCGGCGATCTCGTCCCAGGCGATCGAGGTGTTGCTGTCTACATAGGCCACGCCGCGAATATTCTGAACGTCCGCCGGCGGAAGGCGCATGCCGTCCAGTTCGAATGTCTCGACGGTGACCCACATCGAGGCACGGCCGAAGCCATCGAGCGCGCGCACCCGAAAACCCCATATTCCGGCCGCCAGATCGAGGAGGTCTACCGAACTGAGGCTCGAGAACTGCGGGGACGCCGGCTGCCAGTTCATTCCGGGCGGCTTGACCTGCACCTCGTAATTGATCACGCGCGGATCGGTCGACAGCACCCACGACACGATCGCCTCGGAATGCGCCGCCGCGCTGACCAGGATGATGCACTCGACAACGGAAAGCGCGGTCGGCGGCAGGATCGGCCCGGTCGGGAGCACCGAATAGGACGGCGGCTCGAGCACAAGGTTCTGCTCGATCCGGTCGAACTTGGTAGGATCGTGCAGGATCGCGGTGAGCGTATAGTTTCCCTTGTTGGTTTCGTCCTCGACCCGTGAAATCACCTTGACCAGGCGCGGCGCGAGATCCGAGGCCGTCAGTGTCCAGACCGCATTGACGATCGGCGCCGGCGCGAGCGCGGCAGCGAACGACAGCGTGTCGGTGGTTCCCGCACCCGTGGTGACATCCCGAACCGCCACCGTGCCGTCGGCCAGCACCACGTTGATCGCGTAGCTCTTGCCAACCTCGATCGTGACCGGCCGGTCGAGCACCAGGCCGGTGACGCCATCGGTCTCCACGAGGTCGGCGACGCGGCCACCGAATTCGACGCCGGCGTAATCAGGATCCTGCACCGCGGCGATCTCGCCGGGATAAACGTCGGAATGATCCCACGCCGCCTGCCAGCTGCAGCTCTCCGCCTCGCTCTTTTCCGTTTCCAGCGCCCATCGCCCCATGCGATGGGCCTGCCCGCGGCTGGTGCAGCCGACCGCAACCACTTCCATGGTGCGATAGCCGAACCGCGCAATGTCTGCCGGATCGCCCTCGACCACCTCATAGGTCGGCTGGCAGAAATCCGATGGGTCATACCATGTGACGATCGCCACGGTGTGGCGCGCCTTGAGGCTTCCGCCGCCCCAATTGATGACGCCGCCGATCACATTGGCCGGCGTCACCAGCTTGACCGGATCGAGCGGACGGTCGGCGCTGGCGGTGACCCCGGCCGAACCCCAATAGATCATGCCACGGAACACCGAGGCGATCGACATCAGAACCTTCAGCGCCTCGTCGGCCGTGGCTATGCCGAAGTTGAAGGTGTAGCGGGGCTCCATTCCGCCGTAGCCGTCCGGCACCGGGACATCGCAATACTGCCCGATCGAATAGAGCGTCCACTTGTCGCGGAACGCGTCGGGGACGTATTCGCCGACTCCCCAGCGATCGTTGGCGATGAATTCAAACAGCGCCCAGGCCGCATTATTGCTCCATGCGGTCTTGAAGGTGCCATCCCACACGCCGGCGTAGCTGCGCGCGATGGGCTCGTAATTGCTCGGGATCCGTATCTTGAGGCCGCGGAGTCGAGCTTGCCGTTTCGGCACGTTGCCGCCGAAGGCCTGCGCGTCGACCTGATAGCCGATCAGCGCGGAATGCGGATACTGCAGCTGATAGTCTTCGATCTCGGTGACGCTGTCCCAGAAGGTCTGGTTGGTTAGCGTCGACGACGAATTGTCCGCCGTGACCCTTCGCACCCGGATCGACCAGTCGCCGGCACCGGGCCGGTTGATGCGGAAACTGCGTTGATAGGCGCTCGAGGTCTTGCCGGAGAACACGCAATTGCCGGGCGAGACATCGACCCACGCGCCGCCATTGAGCTGCACGTCGATCGCGACCTGCACCGTGGTCGGGCCGATGTTGCCGGTCGATGTATCCACGACCTGCAGGCCGTTGAGGCGGACCGTGACCAGTGCCGCGGTCGCATCGGGATTGGCGATCGCGCGCACCACCGGCGCGACATTCTTGATCTCCGTTCCGACCGCGAAGACCGATTCCACTGCGGGGAAGCCGGGGATCGATCGCTGATCCGGCGTGCCCGGTCTGGTATCGATCGTCAGCCCGGTGAAATTGAACGAGCCGTCGGCATTCTGCACCGGCGTATTGTCGAAATAGATGCCCTGCAGACCGCCGACGAGGCCCTCGATCTCCCCTTCGGACACAAGATCGATGACCCGGACAGTCGATGCCGACCGCAGCGTGTTGGGCGCCTCGGACGGCGTCGCCGCGGCCGAGCCCTTGTCCTTGCCGAGACCGCCTGCCCCTCGAATTTGCATCTCGCCTCAGATGTCTTCTGTGGTGAGACCGATAGAAATCACCGTCGACCCTCGCACCCACTCGCCGATCACCACCGCTACGGGACCGCCTTCGGTGGTGACGTTGTCGGCGCTGCCGAACAGAAAGGACTCGTTGCGATCGGTCGACGCGCTGCCACCAGCAAGCTTCGGCGCCGGTGACAGCATCTGGGCGATGCCACCGAGCGCGACCGCGGCGCCGAATCCGGCGATCTGGCCGAACGACAGCAGCGTGGTGCCGCCGACCGTCAGGCCCGCGCTCAAACCACCGGCGAGGCCGAGAGCATACGGCGCAGCGATCGCCAGCCCGATGATGGCGACACCCGCCAGGATCTTGCCCCAGCCACCGCGCGCCGCACCGGCGATCACCGGAACAATGTGGATCTCGCGGGCGCGGCCGAGCCGCAGCTTCAGCTCCTCGAGGTCGAGCGATTGCGCAATATCGGCCCGCGCCTTGACGATCCGATAGTGCCCCTCCCGCAGCGCCTGGCGGAAACCCCTGATCTGGACGATGAGCGCGCGGACAGCCTCGGCCGGGCTGCGCACATCGAGGTCAAACGATGGACCGAACAGCGCCGCAAGCCGGCCGTGAAGAACGATCGTGCGCATGTCTCAGCCCCTCATAGCGCAGCCATTTCGAGATCATCGGCCGCCAGCGCCCGATCGGCTCGCGGGCCGAAAGGCGCCCCTGCAGGTGGTGGTAAAGCAGCCCGTCCTCGACCAGGGTGCCGCCATGGTTCGGCACCTGGGATCTGAAGTTGATCAGACAGACGTCGCCGACAACAGCTTCGCTTTCCGGGATGACGGAATAACCGGCGCGCGCGAATCCCTCGTTGTAGAGATCGCCGCCCGACTTCCACCATTCGAGGTCACGCGGCACATCCGGCAGCAGCACGTTGCGGTGCTGCCATGCCCACGACCGTATCGCGCCGTAGCAGTCGGTGACGCCATGGACGAACTCGCGGCCGAGCAAGGGATCGTCGAGCCGGTGATCGCCCCACCACAGGACCGGCGATGCCGCGACGCCATCGGTATGCACGATGCCCCAGGGCACGGCCGTCGCGATCTGATGCTGCATGTCGGAGGCCGATGGCGCGCGCGCCGCGGCAGGTCCATGGCTATGGATGACCGCCTGCACCCGGCCGTGCGCGGTCCAGGCCTCGGTTGGCATCTCGAAATGGTTGTCGGGATCGGCAGCGACATTGTCGATCGGCACGTAACCATTGACTATAACCAGCCCGCAACTCTCGCGCGGGTGCTGCGCGATCGCGTGCGACCGCGCCGCAGCTTCGACGTCCAGGCCGAACATCCTTACCCCCGATATTTGCCGGCACCGGGAAACCCGCCGAACGGCAGGTCGCCGGATGGAAAGCGCTTCTTGCAGCACGACTGCAGCCGCTTGGACGGCTTGTCCTGCGCCGGATCGAACACCTGCACGCCGTTGACGTTGTAATATCTGTCGCCGGTGTAGGGGCATGCCGCGCTCGACTGCGGATAAACGAAGGCCGTTCCGTTCCAGTAGCGATAGCGGAATGAGCAATAGCCCTGGATGACCTGCCGGCCCGGGATCAGCCGGCCCTGAATGTCGATGGCCGCACCGAGCGTGAATTGCACCACCATCTTGTTCTGCGTGGTCTTCTGGTCGATCACGAAGATGTCCGGATCGAACTCGATGCCCGGATCAGCCTCGGGCATCGCGTCCAGATATTTCAGCGGCACCCGATGCCGCGTGACGATCGCGCCCTGCAGGTCGCTATAGGCGATGCACAGCGCCGAGACTGCCCGATCGGTGTTGCCGATGGTGAGTTTCGGCTGCGGGATCGGTCCCTGCCCGTCGAATGCCCAACCTGACGACTGGCAGGCGCGCGGCTCATAGGTCTCGCCGCGCCAGACCACCGGCTGCGGAACGGGCGCGTTGCGGTCGACGATCAGCGGCGCCGGCGCGAAGCGCAGGACCTGGCCGAAGATCGCCGTGCAGTCGACGTCATACAGTTCGATCACGTCGCCGATATCGGGACGCTGGATGTCGGTGGCCGGCCCCGTCACAGGTCAAAGACCTCGGTGAACGTGAACGATATGGCCTGCCGCCCGGTAGTGGGATAGCTCACCGACCATTTCGAAGCGATCCATTTCCGCGCGGTTGGATCGCACGGAAGTTTCCAAAGGAACGCCGTCGACTTATGGGCCTTGAAAAACGAAAGGATCGCCGTCGCGATATCAGGTTTCACCGGAACGAACTGGCCGACGAACGTCTGCGCGTCGGCATTGAGCCCGTCGCCCGACCGCTGGCTATATCCGTCGCCGAACTTGGCGACGTTAACGCGCGGATCCGTATCGCTTGTCGGAGCCGCGATTATCGCAGCCGGCGGAACGAAGGTGTCCATGCTCAGTTCAGCAAACCGCGCGGGCGCGTGTGATAGCGGATGCGTTCATCCACAACCTGCGCCAGCGACTCTTTCACCGCGGCCGCGATCGCCGCGGCGTTGGACGGGTCGGTTCCGGCCGGCACCTGGATGTTGACGTCGCCAAATGCGACTGACGTTCCGCCGCCGCCGGCGCGCAGGACGTCGTTCGGAATAATCTGCGTTCCGCGCGGCAGGTTGAGCAGCTCCGGACCATTCTCGCCCGCCCAGGTCAGCCCGCCACGCCAATTGTCGGTGCCGCCCGCATTATGTCCGACCCCGAACATGCTGAGAAACGGACTAACGCCGCCGGCGGCCGTCGGATTGAAGAAGGACGAGAACAGCGAATTGATCGCCATCTTCTCCAGCTGTTTGGCAAGGCTCGTGAGTACGTCGCCGAAACTCTTGCCTTCGACGATGGCGTCGGAAAATGCCGAAGACAGAGCCGACCCGACCTGCGAGCTGGCGCTGTTCAGCCTGTTCAGCGATTCCCGGGCCGCATCGTAATTCGCCGCCGCCGTGCGAGCGCCTTCCGATGCTGAAATGAATGCGGCCTTGTGAGCCGGCGTCAGACTGATATGTGCCTGCTCGAGTGCCTGCTCGGCCGACATCGACGCACGCAGCTTCTCATATTGATCGAGCTGGGCCTGGGTAACCTCGCCTTCATCCTTGCGGATCGCATTGAGTAGCGTGAATTCAGCGCGGAGTTGTTCTCGGGCGGCGTTGTTCTGGAATACCGCGATCGTGTCGGCGTTGACCGCCGCCGTGTGTTTCGTGATCTGCTCGGCTGTCCGATCGAAGGCGCTTTCCTCTTCACTGGCACCAGAACCTTTCAACGGCACATTGCTGAGCGGCCGGTTTGGATCGCGAGTCGAAGTGCCGCCGCCTGGCGCTGCGAGCGGCAGACGCTCCACCTTGCCCGTTTTGATGCCCTCCGCATTGATGTTCTGCAGCGTAACTTTCAGCTGGCTCCAGGCTTCCGAGGCTTCGGCCGCCTGGTCGGATAGCAGCCCCCCTTTGAACAAGCCCAGGAATTTCTGAACTAAGTCGATCACCGAGACGATCTTCTCGATTGTCGCATCTAGGGCGGCTGGAAGGTTCTCCGCAAGATAGGACTTGATGTGTTCGACCGCCGCCTTCCAGGCCTCATCAAATTCCTTCGCTTTGTCTGCAATCTTCTGCAAATCTGGCGCGGAATCGGCCGCAGCCTTGGACAACCGCGTGACCGCATCCCCGCCCTTTTCGAGAAACCGGACCATGCTCTCGGCCTGGCCGGCAGCTCGCGAGATGTCGACCTTCTGAATTTCGGTCCGCGCGTTTTGCACGAGGTTGGCGACGACTTCGAATGTCTGCTGCAGAGTCAAGGCATCGCGATTGACCCCCTGCAGCGCCTGCGGATTGGCATCGAAGAGCGCAGAAAGTGTGTTCTTCTCGCCGCGCTTCATTTCGTCGAGCAGCGTCGCCAGCGACCTGACGCTCTTGCTGACGTCGTCGATCGACGCGCCGGTTTTTGAGGCCGCTTGCTGAATGCCGAAGATGTCATTCATCGACACCTGAACCAGGTGGGCCGTGTCCTTGAGATCGATGAACCGGTTCTTGAGATCCTCGACAAATTTGATGGCTTTGTCGACCGCAGAGGTCGCAAAGTTGGAGGCGAAGTTGCCAAGAAAGGATCCTGCAAACGCCGGGTTCAACCGCGAAAACCGGTCCTCGATGCCGGACACGGTTCGGTCGGCAATCCCGCCGGCCTCCTTCATGTCCTTTTCGAACTTGGTCAGTTGCGCCGAAAGCGCAACGACAAGCGCGGCGGTATCGTCGTTTGGCATTTACATGTCCCCGTGAAGCCGCTTCGCCTCCAGAAACTCCTCGGCGGTCGGCGCCGTGATCGCGTCGTCGCCGCCCTGCGCCCTGTTCCAGCCGTCGACGGCGGCGCAGAACTGGTAGAGGCTCATTTGCCCGACCTGCTCGGGGGTGAAGCCGAGGACGGCTCCGGCGCCGTAGAAGGCGGCGGCGGAGAGTCTTGAACTCCCGGCGCGTCCGCGGCCGCCTCCTTTTTTCCCACCGGATCGCTCTCATCGCCCTGAAGCGCCGATACGATGATCGCGAAGGCGATCAACGCGCTCGAGGTGAGCTTGCCCGGCCTCGCCTGTTCGTCGACCAGGCGCTGCGCCAGTTTCGCGTCCATGCCGCCACCCATCAGGCCAAGCCGGATGGTCTCGTGCACATCCTGCACCCGCCAGCTTTGTGTCCGCAGCCGGTTCGCGATCTCCTGCGGGCCGGCGTCGCGCTTGTCCTGCAGCGCCAGCAGCTCGTCGATGCCGAGGCGAAACTGGCGGAGGTCGCCGCCCCAGGTCAGCTCGATTGATCCGTCCCGGCTCATGGCGCGGCCGTGAATACGCCGATCGCGCCGGACGATTCCAGCGTGATGCTGGCGTCGGCCAAGGTTCCGCGATCGCCGTTGATCTCCCAATTGGTGAGATTGAAGGCACCGGGCCAATAGCCGATGGTGCCGAGCCAGACCTGCACGTCCTTCGGATCCGGCGACCGAAACCAGGTATCATAAGTGGTGATGGTCGCGAGCTTGTTGTCGAGGGTGCCGGCGCCGTTGATGGTCGCGCTCAAGCTGTCCTTGATGGCTTCCGTCCAGGCGGGGTCATCGGGATTGTCGCAATCCGGCGTGATAATCTTGTTGCTCGACGACTGAAACTGGATGCCGCGCTTGGTGTTGATCAGGCACGGATGGGCGAAGACTTGCGGATCGGCGCCATTGCCGATCTTGATATAGAGCGCGGTGCCGCGCAGTGACGTCAGGTCAGCCATGACGGCCTCTCTCCTATCTTCTATGCGTTGACGATGATGAAACGGAATTCGACCATGGCGTGTTGCGTCAGGCCGTCGGGGTCATCCAGCCATTGCGTCTGCTGGTAGTCTTGGATCTGAACGTCGAAGCCTGTGAGCGTGATCGGGGCTTTCATGGCGTCACAGACGGCGCCGGCGATCTTCTTGACGATCGCACGGGCTGAAGGCGGCCGCGCCCAGGCGTGGATCTGGAAAAAGACCTCCGAGATATCAGCGCAATCGATGTCGTCGCCAATCACCTGTCCGCCGCCAACAGTGACGTAGGGAAACGGAGCGCCCGCCGGGACCTCGTCGTAAACACCGCCGCCGACAAGGGCCGCCAGCGCCGGAGCCTGCTTCAGCCGCGGCACGATCGCGGCCTGCAGCAGGTAGGACGGATCACTCATTCGGCGGACCGCTTCTTGATCGAGGCCGTGATTTTCCGCTTCATGCCCGAGATCATTTTCTTCTTCATGAGACGATAGGTCGGGAAAAAGAAAGGCTTTGGCGACATGTGGACGGTCCCGAATTCGTCGGCGCGGGCATAATCGAACGGCTTGCTCGAGGCGCTCGGCCGGATGGTGAGGACGCCGCCGGCGACGATCCGGATCTGTGTGTCGGACTTGCCTGGGATTTTTCGAACCGAGTGCGACAGGTTGCCGGTGTCTTCCGGCGCCGCGGCGATCATCTGGCGAACAAGCGTATCGCCCTGCGAATTCAGTTCCGCAACCGCGAGGTCATGAACCTCTTTCTGCAGATCCTTCGTCAGCTTCTTGAACCGCTCCACGCTCTGGTTGGGTCTGCGCGCCATCGGAAACCACCACACCCGCGCCCGCCGACAGGATCGCCCTCACCGCCGCTTCCGGAACGCGCGGATATATCCGGCCGGCGCGATAGAGCTGCGTCACCCGCCGCGTCGGGCAATAGGGAAAATCGCGATCCAATCGAACCGTCTTCACGCGGCCACGCCAGTCTGGGTCAGGATCTCGAGCCATTGGCGCCGGTCGTCGGGATCGACGATCGAGCGGATGGCGTAGATCGTGCCCGTGCATACGTCCCGCGCCCGCCAATCCGTCGCGATGCGCCGGGTTTGCGCGCTCGAGCGCACCACGATCGTCACCGGCTGCTGCCCGACCAGGCGCGCGGCGGCAACTGCTTCGCCGCCAAACTTCGCCTGGACCTTGGCCCAAACGACGAACTGCTCGACGAACACCGACTGAACGTTTCCAAGGTCATCCGGCGCATCGGGGTTGACGTCCTGGCGCTTATCGAAGGCGATACGGTGCCGCAGCTCGCCGGCGGTGGTCATTACAGCGTCACACCGGGAGCGCGAATGTCGATGGTGAGCACGGTGGCGGATTTCGCCAGCCCGATCAGGCAAACGTTCTCGCCGGCGCCGAGATCGGCGGCGGGCTGGATCCCACCAGCGGTCTCCGACAGATAATAAGCCGCACCGGCGGTCAACGTGGCGCCGATCGTGATATCGCCTCCCGTCTGCACGAACAGTGGCTGGTCGAGCGCGGCGCCGTTGAGCGCGATGCCACCGGCAACCTTGGCGCCGGCCGTCGCCGAGTCCGAATCGGCCAGCTTCCATTTTTTTGCGGTGGCATCGAGATAGACTGTCTTGCCGGCGGTGATCGCTTCGCCGGCGCGGCCGGATACGACCTGGGCATTCGCACCTTGAACGACGTTGGCGGCGGTGATCGAGAGATCGGTCATGAGGGAAGTCCTTCTATCGCGACATTCGGTTACTTGCTTCGGATCTTCAGAACGACGGACTGATCCATCATCCGGCCACCCGCCGTTACAATGCGGTTTGTCAGCGAAAGCGCCGCGCCTTCCGTCCCGCCCGAAAGCCAGACGGTCGTGCTCGTGTCGGTCGCGCTATCGCGGTTTTTGGTGATGCCGTCAGGAACGATCCAGCTCGAGGACGAAATCGTGTCGCCGGCCAGTCGCGCGCTCCAGTCGATCTGGTAATCGAGAACCTCGTCAGGATCCTTGAAGGGCCAGCTCAAAGCCATGTTCTGTCCTCATGCCTCTGATTGGCACGCAACCGCAGTGGTCCTGTTCTCGGGAGAGACGCTTATCGATCTGTCTTCGACCGCGGCGAAAGCAGTCCTGTTTTCGGCGGAGACGCGGACAACGCGATACGGCGCGATGGGGTTCGGATTGACGCGGAGCAGTCCGGCCTCCGCGCCGGTCAGAATGTAAATCCCCGATCCCGCTATGAGCTTGCGGATCGTCCGCAGCGTCGATGGATTGCCGCCTAACGCATACGCACCCGATTCCGCGGCTGTCCGCTTCCCTCTGAACACGCGGGCGGATTGTCCGTTAAGCGAATATGCGCCGGCGCCAGCAGGCAGGATTCGATCGGGCTTGAGCGACGCAGCTTGCCCGCTGAACTGATAGACGCCAAAATCCGCCGACAGCCGCGGTGAAATTCCGATTTTCGTCAGATCGGCGTCGGAGCCGGTCAACTCATACGATCTCGCGCCGGCCGACATAGTGCCATTGCGATGAAGCGAAGCCGCGATGCCCGTGAATGCATAGACGCCGGCATCGGCCAGGATTTGTTTGCTCTCGGCGAGGACCATGGCGGCATCGGCGCCGGAAAGCTGGTATTGGTCGCTCTCGACTTCGACCCGACGACTCCGTGAGAAAGAAACGGTATTCCCCGTTAGCAAGTATGCCGCAGCGTCGGCGCTGAGCATCTGGTTAAGGGACAAACCAGCTGCCTGGCCCGGCATCGAATAAGAGCCGCCGCCGAGAGGCAGCGTCTTATTGTGGAACAGCGTGAGCGTTGCGGCGCCACCGGTCAGGCCATACGCGCCCGAGCCCGCCGCAATCGATCGACCGCACAGAAGGCCAGCATCAACGCCGCTGAAAACATACGATCCGATATCGGCCGCCAGCGTCTTGTTCGACAGCTTCGTGAGCGAGGCTTCGGAGCCGGTGAACGAATATGACGCGGCAGCAGGCTTAAGCACATAGCTCCGCGCAAAGTCGGCGTCGCTCCCGGTCAGAGCATAGGACGTCGCGCCGGCGCTCAAAACATGAGATCGATGAAACGACACATCCGACCCTGATAGCGCGTAGCTGCCAGACCCGGCGATCGGCCTCCATCCATGTTTCAGGGCCGCATTGCTTCCGGTCAGCGCGTAAGAACCGGCCTGCGCAGCAATGCGGGATGTCTTGCGGAGTGTTGCCGCGCTACCGCTCGTTACGTAGCTCCCGGCGCCCGCGCCGACCCTATACCCTTTTCTGACAACGACGGTCGAACCCGTGAACGCGTAAGAACCGGCCGCCGCCGCTATCTTGCGGTTTCGCTTAAGACCCGCTGCCGTTCCGGTTATGGCATAAGAGCCGCCATCCGCTGACAGCGTGTACGATGTCCCGCCACCGGCGCCCGGCTTGAGAATGACAACGGTGATGGTGCCGTCATCCGCATTCGTTGTTGTGGATGCGGCATAAGTTTGCGCTCCGGCGGGGCTGCCCGTCGCCCATGCGCCATCGGAATTGCCTGTCGCAGCCTTGGCGATATTCGCCAGCGCGGTCAGATTCGACCAGCTGGCAACCGACCCCTCCGACGTTGTTTTGGTATAGAAACCGACATACGCAACGGCAAGGTCACCCGCTGACGCCGAGATCGACCCTGTCGTATATGGCGCCGACCATCCAGAGGCCGAACCGGACGCCCGAACCGGAGATGTTGTATCGATACCCTTCCAGAAGGTCACCGAGACGAGAAGTTGTTCACCAGAAGCGGCTGTCCCGGCCCAATCCCAGGTGATTTGCTTGCCGGAGCCAGTATCCGGCAGTGCTAAGCCCCATAAGGGGCCACCCATCTGGCTGCCGTTGGTGTCGCCGCCGAGATAGGTCATGGCGGTGTTCGTACCGCCCTTCGTGAAGGTTACGGCACCGCCAGAAAAATAAGCCGACGTGGAGGCCCAGCACGTAACGCCGACGAGTACATATTCCGCGTCTGACGGAACCGTGATTGACGAAATCGTGCCGGTATTGGACGTTCCAAGACCCGAGAAGGTCAGGACCGAACCGACCTGAACGACTGCCATGACGAATTTACCGCGGGATTATGACGCGTCCCACATCGGGCGCGGATCATCCAGGCCGACGCAGAAGAAGCGGTGCATCTTCCCGCAGGTGCAGTGGAACACGTAGATGTCCGGCACCTGCTCGTCAGGGTGGCTCTTGCGAGCTTCGACCTCGTGATTTTCAGGGTGCCGGCAGCAATGCCGGATCATCTGTTGCTGCTCGAGCGCGTCGATATGGTTCTGCTTGAGAAAGCCTTCCGGCAGATCGGCCACCCTCACGCGCGGACACGCCGGGACCTGGGTTTCGGGCAGCACCGCGCCCTTGCCGTAGTCGGGATGGCGGCCGGCCCACCCCATTTCCTTGCGGCGCTGCGCCGGCGTCTTGCCGGTCGACAGCGAACCGGTCGAAAGCGAATGCGGGATCATGCCAGCGTCCAAAGCGATGCGCCGAAATCGAGCGTGAAGGTCTCGCCGTCTGCAACCGTGAACGCCGAACCGTAATCGAAGCTGCACTGCAGATCGTCAGACGCCGCGGTATCGTCATAGATCGACACATACCGGCCGGTCGTCGAGTTGCCGAGGTTGCCGCCCGCCGCCGTCCAGGTCACGTCGGTAGCCGTTGCTGTCACCGTTCCGCCCGAGCGCGTGGAGCTAAATGAGATATCGTTGCCGCCGGTCGTATAGCCGTTCGCGCCACTAATCTGTCAATCGGCTCGCAAATTTGACCCCGTATCGGCGTCCAATTTTGACCCCTTCGCGCGTCGTTGTTTGAGGGTAGCGCTCGACTCGTCGGAGCTGGCCGGGATTGCGGAGACGAGACGAGCG